GCGCTGGTGGGGATGACATGATGAAGACCTTCATCAACACCTCGCTGGGCGAGACATGGATGGAAAGCGGTGAGGCACCCGACTGGCAGCGCTTGCAGGGGCAGAAGGAAGAGTGGACACCCGGCATCGTGCCTGCGGGCGGGCTGTTCCTGACAGCCGGGGCCGATGTGCAGAAGGACCGGATCGAGGTCGACGTCTGGGCTTGGGGCCGGGGCGGCACAAGCTGGCTGGTCGATCATATCGTGATCGACGGTGGCCCAGATCATCAAAGCGCATGGGCCGAGCTGACAAAGCTTCTGGACCGGACATGGCTGCATCAGAATGGCGCGCAGTTGCGGCTGGCCAAGCTCGCCATCGACACCGGCTACGAGGCTCCGGCCGTCTATGGCTGGTCGCGGCGGCAGGGTGTGGCGCAGGTCGCACCGGTCAAAGGCGTCGAAGGGTTCAACCGGTCAAGCCCGGTATCGGGGCCCACTTACGTCGATGTGACCGACGCGGGCAAACGCCTGCGCCGGGGCGCGCGGCTCTGGACGGTGGCGGTCTCCACCTTCAAGGCGGAAACCTATCGCCATCTCGGCCTGCCGCGCCCGACGAAGGAAGAACTGGCCGAGGGCGCGACGTTCCCGCCCGGCACGGTGCATCTGCCCGACTGGGTGGAAAGCGAATGGCTGAAGCAGCTGGTGGCCGAGGAACTGGTCACTGTGCGCACCAAGCGCGGCTTCGCGCGGCTCGAATGGCAGAAGTTGCGGGAGCGCAATGAGGCACTGGATTGCCGGGTCTACGCCCGCGCCGCCGCCTGGATCGTCGGCGCAGATCGGTGGTCCGAGGCGCGCTGGGTCGATCTGGAGGCGCAGGTGGCCGGGGATGGCAAGGATGACGGGCCACAAGACAAGGCCGCAGCCGGATCCATCCGTGCGGTGCGCAGTTCCGCGCGGCGACGCTCGGTGCCATCAAGTTACATGAGGTAGACATGCCCACAATTGCAGAGCTGAAAACCCGCCGCGAGGGATTGGCGGCGCAGCGCTCCAGCGGCGTGGCCCGCGTGAGCTATGACGGCAAAACCGTCGATTACCGCAGCATCGCCGAAATCGACCGGGCAATTGAGGTGCTGGACCGCGAAATCGCGACTGCCGAGGGGCGCAAGATCATCCGGCAGGTGCGCGTGATCACCAGCAAAGGGCTGTGACGCATGGGCTGGCTTGATACCTTTCGCCGCCGGGGAACCGGCGGTCCTGTCGTCGTGCGTGCCAGGCTGGAAGGAGCAATGTCGCAGCGAAGGCTGCGCGGATGGCAACCGCCGACGGAGAATATCAACTCGCTGGTCGCTTCGGGCGGTCCGCGTTTGCTGGCACGGTCGCGCGAGTTGGTTGTCACCAATGGCTATGCCGCCAACGCCTGCGAGGCTTTTGCATCGAACCTGGTGGGTGACGGGATCAAGCCCTCGTCGCTGATCGAGGATCCGGCCTTGCGCGATCAGGTCCAGCGGTTGTGGCTTGCGTGGACCGACGAGGCCGATGCCGACGGGCTGACCGATTTCTACGGCTTGCAGGCCATGGTGGCGCGCGAGATGTTCGTCGCAGGCGAATGTTTTGTCCGGCTGCGTCCGCGCCGGGCAGAAGATGGCTTGCTGGTGCCGATCCAACTACAATTGCTGCAATCGGAAATGCTGCCGTTCGAGAAAACCGAAACCGCTGCCAACGGCAATCGCATCCGCTGCGGGATCGAGTTTGATGCCATCGGGCGACGCCAAGCCTATCACTTCCGCCGCCGCCATCCCGGCGACAGCACCGATCAGGGCGTATTCACGTCCGAGACGGTCCGTGTTCCGGCCGAGGACGTGCTGCACATCTACCGCCCCATCGATGCGGGCCAGATCCGGGGCCTACCGCATGTCGCACCCGCGATGGTCCGGCTGTTCCTGCTCGACCAGTATGACGACGCGGAGCTTGACCGGAAGAAGACCGCGGCGATGTTCGCGGGCTTCATCACCAAGACGGCTCCCGAAGAGCAGTTGATGGGCGAGATCGAGGCTACCGACGACAGTGGTGCTACCGTCAGTCTGGAACCGGGCACCCTGCAGGTGCTGTTGCCTGGCGAGGATGTGAAATTCTCCAGCCCCGCAGATGTCGGGGGCGGCTATGAGGCGTTCCAGTACCGCACTCTGCTGTCGGTCTCGGCATCGCTGGGGCTTCCCTATCACCTGGTCACCGGCGATGTGCGACAGGCCAACTATTCCAGTTTGCGTGCGGAACTGGTCGAGTTTCGCCGCCGCGTCGAGCAATTGCAGCACGGCGTGGTCGCGCATCAGCTTTGCAGACCCGTTTGGGCACGCTGGCTGGAAACGGCGGTCCTGTCGGGCGCATTGGAGATACCGAACTTCGCGCGGTCTCCGGCGCGTTACCGCCCGGTGAACTGGATCCCGCCACGCTGGGATTGGGTCGATCCGCTGAAAGACATCCAGGCGCAGGTCCTGGCGATGGAAGCCGGGATCGTCTCGCGCCGCAAGGTCGTCCAGGCGACGGGCTACGACGTCGAGGAAATCGACCGCGAAAACGCGACCGACGCGGCCCGCGTGGCGGCACTGGGTCTGCACTATCGCACCACTCCCGGCGAGACGCAGGGTGCGCGGGCGACACCGGCGCAATTGCCGGATGCTGGCGCCGACGCTGGTGCGGGCACCAACGATACATCTGAACAGGAGTGACAGCATGAACAGCTGGTACACAATCCGCGCCCAGACCACGGGCGCGGAGGTGGTGATCTATGACGAAATCGGGGCCTATGGCGTCTCGGCAAAGGGGTTTCTGGCGGAACTCGGCGCGTTGCCCGATGCCACGCCTCTGGCCTTGCGGCTGAACAGCCCGGGCGGGTCGGTCTTCGATGCCGTTGCGATCTACAATGCGATCAAACGCCATTCCGGCACGGTCACGGTGTGGATCGACGGGATTGCGGCTTCGGCGGCGTCCTACATCGCCATGGCGGGCGACGAGGTCGTCATGCCGGAAAACGCCTTCCTGATGATCCACGACCCTACCGGCGTGGTCATGGGCTCAGCCACCGACATGCGGGCGATTGCGGAGGCGCTGGACAAGATAAAGGGCAGCCTGCTGCAAGGGTATGCCGCCAAGTCAGGGCGAGCGCCGGAAGAAATCGCCCCGTTGATGGCGGCAGAGACCTGGCTTGATGCCAAGGACGCGCTTGATCTCGGCTTTGCCGACCGGATTGCCGAGCCGGTGCGAATTGCGGCCCGGTTCGATGTGGCACGGTTCCGGAATGCGCCGCCCGCACTCGTTGAATCGTCGGCAGACGCACAGGGCGCTGCGGCGATGGAGCAGGAGGGTGAAGCAACCACTGCCGAGATTGCGGTCGTGGTGTCCTACGAAGGCTCGGGAGACGGTATTGAGGCCGCTGCTGGCTCTTGTGCTGGCGGTGGTCCATCATCGGTTCCCGATCCGTCCTCTGACCCGGACGCGGAAACTCTTGGAGTTGCCGAGACTTTCGACGCCGATACCGTCCTGCACCCGGACGCCGCGCCAGCGCCCGAAGCCGATTGCACCGTTGCCGGTGCCAACGGTGCAGCCGATGCCGCCAGCATCCGTGCCACAGCGTTGACCCATGCTCGCGCCGTCGTGGATCTCTGCCGTCTGGCCGGGCAACCTCAGATGGCGGGTCGGCTCCTTGAGCGCGACACCGGCCTCGACGACGTCCGCGCCGCCCTGCTGGCCACCCGTGCCGACGCCGAGCCGGACATTTCCGCCGCCCATCCGCAACCCGGTCGCCCCTCAGGCGCGCGTCCCTGGGGCGACGTCATCGCCCGCACCTTCCGTCTGAAAGGATAAACCCATGCCCACGCTTACCGAAACCCGCCACGCGGGCGGCTTCCTCGTCTGGGAATCGCTGCGCGATTATTGCCGCAGCACCGTCATCCTTGCCTCTGGCAACCTCCAGCCCGGCACCATTCTGGGCAAGATCACCGCCTCGGGAAAATACGCGGCCCACGATCCCGCCGCATCGAACGGCACCCAGACGGCGGCGGCCATCATCTGGGACAGCGTCGATGCCAGCGGCGGTGACACCAACGCGGTCGTGTTGATCCGCGGCCCCGCCATCGTCAACCAGAACGAAATCACCATCCCCGGCACGCCCACCGCGCCGCAGATCGCCGCTGCCCACGCTGCCCTGCTGACGCTCGGCATCCTCGTCCGATAACCCCCAAAATCAGGAGGCACCCCATGGCCACCATGGACATCTTCGAAGGCGATGCCTTCTCGATCATCGAACTCACCCGTGCGCTCGAAAACATCCCCTTCAAGCCAGCGACCCTGTCTGGATCGGGCTTGTTCGGGCCGCGCGGCGTGCGCTCTCGCACCGTCGTCATCGAGAGCCGCGACGGCACGCTGTCGCTGATCCCGTTCTCCGAACGCGGCTCGGCCTACGACCAGCAAACCCCTGAACGTCGCGATGTGCGCGCTTTCGTCTGCCGCCAGTTCAAGAAGCAGGACGTGATCTGGGCCTCGGAAATCCAGCAGGTCCGCGACTTCGGCAGCGAGTCTGCCACCCAGCAGGTGCAGGCCGAAGTCGCCCGCAAGCTGGGCCGGCTGCGCAACGACGCCGAGACCACCTTCGAGTATCACCTCTTCAACGGCATCCAGGGGCTGGTGAAAGACCCGCGCGACGGCGCCACGGTCGTGAGCTATTTCACTGAGTTCGGCATCACCCCGGCTGCGGAAGTGGACTTCGATCTCGATAACGCCACCCCAGCCTCGGGCGCATTGCGCAAACGCTGCCAGGCGCTGATCGAAAGCGTCGAGGATGTGATGGGTGGGCTTGCCACCGGTGCGATTGCGTTGCGTGCCGAATGCGGCTCGGCCTTCTTCGCAGATCTGGTGGCGCACAAGGAGGTGCGCGAGACCTACCTCAACACCGCCGCTGCTGCTGATTTGCGGTCCCGCATCGCCGACGAGGTCAGCTTCGGCGGCATCACCTTCCGCCGCTACCGGGGCGGAGCGGGCTTCGGCGTGGCCACCGACAAGGCGGTGTTCTACCCCGAAGCCGTCGACGGGTTGTTCGAAATCTATCACGCCCCCGCCGATACGTTTGAGACGGTCAACACGCTGGGCCAGCCGCTCTACGCGCGGATGATCCCCGACCGGGATCGTGATGAGTGGGTTCGGCTCGAAATCGAGAGTAATCCTCTGCCGATCTGCACCCGCCCGCAGGTGCTGCGTTCGGCACGGCGGACGTGATGGTTCAAAGGGTGACTTCGTACCGGTCGCGTAAGGATTCGAGGTGCTGAGCCAACCACTCCGATGGCCCGGCAGCGGCCCAAGAGCGCCAGAGTTCCGGATAGTTCATCGCCCGAAACTCTGGCGTCGATCCCGCCACACGTTCTGCAAAGGCAGTTATCTCGTGCCGGTGGGCTGCGAATTCGGGACTGGCATCCGGGTTCGTGGGCTCCCAATAGAGGTAAAGCAGGGTTACATGCCGATCCTGAAAAGTGCGCGCCAACCCGAAAGCATGCTTGATCAATTGCGCGGCATCTAGCCAGACGTAGCCATCAGGTGCATCGATCAGGCGGAGCATCTCGCGAAAGTATCCCTGCTCGCGCCGCGCGTCGCGGATCTGCTCGGCATAGGCGGGGGAGAATGCGGCACGGTGCCTGGCGAGATATTCAGTCAGCTTGGATTCGACCCCGATCATGCTTGTCGGACTTGAAAGAACGACGTCGAGATTTGGGGCGCGACCGCCACGAAGGCCAGTTGGGCACTTGCGTTCGAACTGCAGCGCCTCAAACGGGGCACTGCCCGGAAGCGTCAGGTCGGTGATCCGTCTGCGAAATGGCGCAAAACAGTTCACGGCAAGGCCCGAAGAAGAATGGGCGGCGCGAAACTTGGTCTGCAGTTCGTTCCCGTCCCCTGCGCTGAGATCGGCCGCGAAGTCTTCCGGCGACACCAAGGGTAAAAGTGTATCGTGAAAATCGGGGGCATAACCCTTGTCATCAATGGCGACGTCGGGGCGCTGACGGGCAAATGCACCACGTAGAGCGGAAAGCGCCCGGCTCCGAACCGGGCTTACTGAAAGCGATTCCTGTTTCATGGAGAGAGTATAACGGTGACCAGCGAATTTGCATCCGTGATATCCGTGCTTTTCGCCGATCCCAACATAGGGCGCGACGCGGTCTATATCGCCGACGGCGGCGCGCCCGTTCTTGTGCGCGTCGTCGCCCGACGCGCCGATGCTGTCACCGACTTCGGCGACGCCCGGCTCTGGTCGGAAACCACCCGCGTCGACCTGCAGGTGGCAGAAGTGTCGAACCCGCGCCCCGGCGACAGGATCGAGATCGACGGCGAGGCTTTCCTCATTCAGGGCGAGCCGGTTCGCGACCGCGAGCGGCTTGTCTGGACCTTGGATTTACGTCCGGCATGAAACTGAAGCTCGCCATTGATCCTGACATCGTCGCCATGATGGCGGCGGAGGTTGCGGCGGGGGAGCGCGCCGTGACTGCCGCCATACGCGAAGCCGGAACTGGCCTCAAATCCGCTTGGCGAACGCAGATTACCGGCGCGGGGCTCGGCACCCGACTTGGCAATTCTATCCGGCTCGCGAGCTTTCCGAAGTCCGGCGACAGTCTGAGCGCAGCAGCACTGGTCTGGTCAAATGCGCCGGTCATCATCGGCGCGCATGACACCGGCCCACTTATCCGGTCAAAGAACGGGTTCTGGCTGGCGATCCCAACAGCGGCCGCTGGCAAAAGCAGCAAGGGTGGACGGATCACGCCCGGCGAATGGGAACGCCGAGCTGGGTTGCGGCTGCGGTTCATATACCGTCGTCGCGGACCGAGCCTGCTGGTCGCTGAAGGGCGGCTGAACACCAAGGGTCGCGCGGTGGCGAGCAAGTCAAAAACCGGGCGCGGCGTGGCAACCGTGCCGATCTTTCTGTTGGTGCCGCAGGTCAAGTTGCGCAAGAGGCTGGATCTGGCGCGGGATGCAGAGCGTGCGGTGGACGGCGTACCGGGACTGATCGTGGCCAATTGGGTAGATGGTCGGCGATGAATGGTGACGACGAAGATCGACAAAACCGGATCGCTTACGCCATCGGGGAGCTCAGCGCCGATCCAGCTTGCCGAATTCGCTATCCAACAGTGAGCGGATCTTCTTCGCCGCACCGCGCAGGGCTGCGTCCACATTCGCATCATTGTGGGTGACGGTCTGCGGCTGCATCCCCTCTGGGCGTGCCTCGACGGTGCAGCGAATATCGTCAGACCCGCCTTTGGCGCCGTTCACATCGGCCAGATGGACCTCGATCCGGGACAATCGGTCGGTCAGATGTCCCAGCGCCGAAGTGACGACCGTTTCGGCCTCATCTGCCAAGCCGTCGTTCCCTTGAATATTGGAATCAGTGTTCAGTTGAAATTGCATGTCGGTCCTCCTGTATGTCTGATCATTTAACACGAGAGACCCTGCAGGTCACTGATCTGGCTCAAGTACTCCTACAAGATCAGTAAACTAGCCTGCACTCTGATTGCGCAGGCCATAACACAGAGCCAACGACAATGCCCACATCCCGCGAAAATGTCCTTGCCGCACTTCACGCGCGGCTGCAGCCCCTTGCCGCCCTTGTCCTGCGCGATGAAATTCTGCCAGAGCGCATCCCGGCGACGGGGCTGATCATCCTGCGCGACGGCCAGCCGGGCGAACCGGAGGTCACGCTGTCGCCGCTGCGCTACCACTACCAGCACCGCGCCGAGCTGGAAGTTGTCATCCAAGCCCCGAATGGCCGCGCCAGCGCCTTCGACGACCTGATCGCCGCTATCGGCGACGTGCTGGAAGCTGACCGCACGCTCGGCGGCCTCTGCGATTGGATAGAACCCGGAGCCCCGGCCTCGGTCGATCTGCCTGTTGAGGGCGCGGCGGCCCTGAAGGCGGCGGTAATCACTGTCGTGTTGCACTACACCACCACCGGCCCGCTGGCCTGACACCCCGACAATAAGGAGAAAGATATGGCACGTGCGCAAGGTGCGCGGGCGCAGATGGCGCTTGCGTATGAGACGGTTTACGGGACCCCGCCGCTCAGTGGTTTCACGAAGACGGTGTTTGTCAAACATGTTGTCCGCCGATTTCATGCGGCGTCTCTGATTTCAGGGACGCTGATTTCGGTTTCTGGGTTGAGCCAGACGGGTCCTGCTGGTTGCCAGTTGCGGGTTTTGCCTGACCAGCGTTCCGGGTTTTGCGC